AAACCATATCTTGGTGCTAATGTTTCATTACTCAAATGATCAACAAATGGTTGTTTACCATCTGTGGCGGTTCCCCATCCATTTTCAATGTAAACTTGATACAGATTACTGCGAGAAAACCCACCCTGCCCCAATGTCGACTGAACATTTTTGGAAGTAAGGGTTTGTATATTAGGTATGCTAGGCATTTCTAAATATTGATATAGCCTTTGTTATTAGTTATTTAGATGTCATATAAGGGAAAATTTCAACCATCATACCCCAGAAAGTATAAAGGTAACACATCAAACATCATTTATCGTTCACTTTGGGAACGAAAGTTCATGATGTACTGTGATTTGAATGAAAATATTATTGAATGGGGATCTGAAGAAATAGCATTACCATATCGTTCTCCATTAGATAATCGAGTTCATCGATACTTTCCAGACTTTTATATTAAAGTTAAGGAAAGTAACGGATCAGTCAAACGATATTTAATTGAAATTAAACCAAAAAAACAAACTATAGAACCGAAAGTTCAAAAAAGAAAAACAAAATCATATATCTATGAAGTTACTGAGTATGCCAAGAACATGGCAAAATGGAAGGCAGCAGAAGAGTTTTGTAAAGATAGAATGTGGGAATTTAAAGTTTTAACTGAAGACGAATTAGGTATTCGCTAATGGCATATCCAACAGACGACAATTCAAATCGTATTCGTTCTGTAGTAGGTGATGTTATTGGAACAGAGGATCCTGATGATTTGATGCTTAAATTAATGTCAGTATTAGAGGAAGGTGAGAAGATTCCAGAATCTGGTAAATATTATGTTTTTGTATATCTTCCTAAAACTCCAAATATTAGATTTGATCAAAATCCTCTAGTGGCAGTTAGTGATGTCTTCTCTTGGGGATTTAGAGGACTTAATTTACACTGGGGTAAAGTAAGACAATATACTTGGAGTGAGGTAGTTGGAGGTATCTATGAAATATCATCCGAAGAACTTGCGGATGCACGAGAGATCCCTTTTGCAAAATTTCGTCTAAATAGTTGATAATAGACTAACTGCATATATTAGATGTCTAACGAACCTACTGGAATATTAAGATATCCATACGAAGCAATAACAGAAACAACAGATTTTCTTCAATTGACTATTTTTAAATATGATACGGTTAATCCTGGCAATGACTTAGTTAGTCAAAATTTTACAAATCAAAACCCATATTCTAGTCTTACAATTGCACAAAATGTATCTAAAGCAAAAGTTTTAGCAGATAATGGTGTAATTGCTTTACCGATGCCATCCAATATTCAAGATTCTAATGCAGTTTCTTATGAAGCAGGTAATTTAAATAACTTAGCTGCAGAAGGTCTTGATATTGCTGGTGGATTGATTGGTAATAATATATTCAATATTGGAGATACCACTGAAGCACTAAAAGATATCAGCAAAAAAATTACAGACAAGGTAGTGGGAGAATCTTCATCAGAAACTCTAGATTTGATAAAAAAATCATTAGCTGCACAGGCAATTAATGTATTTGGTGCTAATGTTTCTCTTAATTCATTATTAGCGAGAAGCGAAGGTAAAATACTAAATCCGAATATGGAATTACTGTTTAATAATGTAACTTTGAGAACTTTTAGATTTTCTTTTAAAATGACTCCACGAGATCAAAATGAGGCCACATCTATCAAGTCTATTATTAGATCTCTAAAAAAAAATATGGCAGCAAAAAATAAAGATTTATTTCTAGAAACACCAAATATTTTTGAACTTCAATATAAAAAAGGAAATAGACCTCATCCTTTCTTAAATCTATTCAAACCATGTGCATTGAGTGATATGAGTGTTAATTATACTGGTGAAAACGTTTATGCTACTTATGGTGATGGAACACCACTTTCTATGGTAATGACTTTAACATTCAAAGAACTACTTCCAATTTATGAAGAAGATTATATCAATAGGGCAAAATATGATACTGCTTTGAACAGTGATGGTACACCCATTGATCCAAAGGCCGACCCAGATCCATTTAATGATACTGATCTAATATATGGTGTTACCGATGGATCTCAAAGTGCAAACATTCAAGGAGTAGGATTCTAAAATGGGATATTTCAGAGAACTACCAAATTTTGAATATCTTTCACCTCTTTCTGATCGCAACTCGGCATCAGAATATGTAGAAGTAAAAAATCTTTTTAGGAGAGTAAAACTTAGAGAAGATTTTTACAATTCCATGACCAACTTTGACAAATATTATATTAGAGGTAATGCAAGACCAGATCAAGTCGCAATTGATTTATATGGAAGATCAGATTTAGATTGGGTTGTTTTAATTAGTGCTAATATTGTTAATGTAAGGAATCAATGGCCACTCAGCACCAATGATTTATATGAATATGCAAAAAATAAATATGGTAATAATCTTACTGCTACAAGATATTTTGAAACTATAGAAGTAAAAGATAGTAAAGGAAGAACAATTCTCCCTCAAGGTCAAATTGTTGACTATAATTTTAAATCACCAAAACCAAAAACTGATACTACACCGACATCATCATATGTTAAGTATTGGGATAGTGGATTAGATTCTGCTGTTACAAAGACTGACATTACACGATCTGTTTCTAACTTTGCTTATGAAACTGAAATAAATGACAAAAAAAGAGGAATATTTGTATTACGCCCAAGTTATCTACAACAATTCTTAATAGATCACAGAAGAATTATGGGGTATAAAAAATCCTCTAGTCAGTATATTAATTCTAAGACTAAGAGAGGAGAAAATATTAGAGTTAAGTCACCATAAGAGATCTAATTTCTTATCAAAAACCATTACATATCGGTGCTTGCGAGATCTTTCTCTCCACTCACCTTCGGAACCTCTAACACTTCCTCTAGAGTGCTTAGTTCCGTCTGCAAAATAAAAATCTTTTTTTGATTCTGATAGACCGCAATACTGAAAGTTACAAGCACGATAAATTGTACCAGCATGATGGTCACTATCAGCGTATGAGATAATCCCCCTAACATTGGTTTCTTTTCTAAGGCGTCTAATCGCCTTTGATACGAACCAAGAAGTGATATTGTACTCGCTCTGCTGAGTACTCGGGTGGATGCAGAGTCTGGAGAGTTCAAAGAGTCCTTGTTGTTCATAACGTTCTAATCCAAAAGCACCTTTTGCAATTTCAGGAACAGGGAGACCTGTAAAAATACAAACTCCCTGAATACCACCTATATTCAGCGGACAAAAATTATTGTTTTTGTATAGACCATAATTGTAACCAGATTTAAAGGTTTTAGATATATCCTTCAAATAATGAAACCGCAGAAGTAACTCTGCGGATTCGGATTTGGTTACACGATCTATCGTATAATCAGATTTCAATCTTCAGCGAGTTTCTGGAAATATGAAAGTGCATCATCATCTTCATCAGAAGAACTGGAAGTAACGATGTCTTCTGCGTTGAAATCACCAGGAGTAGAAGTTACTGCGGGAGCAACACCACGGTTAGAAGCACGGAAATCTTCCTCTGCTTCAACAGTCTCTTGATCCTGGAAACGAGGAGTGCCTTTGTTACCAAGAACATAATCAAGACGCTTCTTCAGTTCATCATAGGATTTGAACTGATCGGGAGCAACAAACTCTTCCAGAGAATACTGCTTCTTCCAGATTGCTTCCATTGCATCATCGTCGTCCAAGAGTGCAGATTGTGCTGCAAACTCAGAAGAATCATAGTTGCGATAACCAGCAACGTTCTTTGCCTTCAGTTTAAAGTTAGCACCTTGCCAGAAATCAAACGGATCGATTGCTTCCTCATCTTCAAACTCGGGTTGCATAGCAGCAGTGATCTTGTCAAAGATCTTCTTACCGAACTTGTAAAGCATGACTTTACCATCGTTCTCAGGATTAGCAGGATCCTTGACAACATGAATGTTGGCAATGTAAGTCAGTTTACGCTTCTGCTTACGTGCCTGCTCTTTACCAGCATCAGTGCCGTTGTTCCACAGCAGTGAGTTGTATTCGGAGACAGGATCTTTCTGCCCCATAGTAGTGAGAGAGTTCTCAATGAACCAACCACCAGGACCTTGGAAGGCATGGGAGTACAGTTTCACGAATGGAAGATCTTCGCCGTTGGGGGCAGGGAGGAAACGGATAACGGCATATCCATTGCCGCTCTTATCACACTCCAGTTTCCAGAGACGGTCATCTCCTGAACCGCCAGTGTTATTCATTTTCTCAACTTCTTTAACCAGTTTGGCAGTCAGAGAGCCAAGTTTAGATTGTTTTTTAAGGTCTGCGAAAGACATTAGATACCTCGGATGGTTTGGATTTGGTGGATTTACTTAGATAGCATAGCAAGGATGTGCTCATCTGTCAATATGATGTTTGAGCGTTTCAATGGTTTTGTTCATACTATCAAAAAGCATATTCAGATCAGTTTCAGGTGGGAATCCCATTGAAACAACTGATTTACGTAAATTCTCTTTCATCTCAACCGCTTGAGGGTCTTCTGAAAGAGATAACCTAGTATACATCACTTTTTGCTTTTCTAACAATCGTGTTAGTTTTTCAACGTTTTCCAATTGCTCTTTACGACTCATTACAGAAAATGTCAAAAAAGTTCCATAAATCTCTTCTTGGAGATTATTAATTTCTTTTAACTCTTCTTGAATTATATCGGAATCAAAAAAATCACTCATGAACTATTGACCGTAAAATTTTTTTGTATTGGAATACATCAATATTTATGAAGGGATCATATTTTTTTATTTTTAAAGCAATCGTTTCCCACACGGGATCCTTTAGTTTTTTATCGAAATTTTTTGAAAAATGGAATATTTTCTCGTATATTACGAAGGTTTCTAGAGATAATTTCCCGCTTAGAAGTTTTTTCAGAATAATCGGATGTCCTTTGGGACATTTGAATAATTCTTCCAATTCTATCTCCGAGAGTAATTCGTTGCTTTGTTCTCTGAACAAGTAACTCAAACTCTGCTGTCGTTTCATCCACTCGGAGTAGTTTCTTTCGCCAGAATTGATAATTTCTCCAATCCATAAGTTTTGTGGGTTGTCGGTGGAAACAAAGTTGGATACA